CTCTTGGCCACTACGGGCTGGTGCGGCGGGCACGCGAGAGCAATCATTGACGGGATTGAGGGAGATTTCTGTCGCTGTGATGAGCACGATTGTCACGCCGGCGATCCTGACCACGAGTGCGCGATTCACGAACGCTGTGCCGTTCTGCGCTCGCTCCTGAAGGGAGAACCGAATGCCGCCTCCTGAGAAGTCCGACAAGGCTCTAGCCGACTACCTGACACGCCTCATGGCCGCTCTCTGCCTTGAGAGAAATGGCGAACTCCGCATCCCGCGTGCTCTGATTCGCAAAGTGTCTGAAGCAGGAGCAAGACAACTGCTCTGCGAAGATACGAATACCGAGACTGACGAACTGGTGCTAAGATTTGGGACAAAGAATTCTGCTGTGTATGTAGTGGAGCCAGAATGCCCGATTTCAAAGCCCGCGCAGCCCGCGACTACCTCACAGACCGTATCGGCTCCCCCCTCTCAAGGCAGACCGCCGCTGACGCCCGAGCAGGAGAGAGCGTTAGAGCAGGTGATGAGGTACAACCGGGTAAAGGCGAGAATGAATCGGGAGCGCAGACCGGAAACCGTGACCGCGCAGAGCGAATTATCCGAGATATTGGGATCGAATTCAACAAGCTGAGAAAAAAGGGCCGATCTGCGGCGTGGGCCGATCTGGAAGATAAAGTTGCAGCAGCAGGAGCGGATTTGGTTTCCACGGGAATGATTACGGCAAAGGACTGGGTAGGGATGATGATTGACATTGAGCAATTCAGGAAGTCCGAAGGCGGGTCAGAAGAGTTGCCGGGGGATGCGCTAGCGAAGTGGCTGTCAGAGCCAGAGAAGAAGGCTAAGAAGGGAGTGACGCAATGAGCGCCAAAGACCGTGCGATTGAAATGCGTAAGTTTCTCAATGAATACCAATATTCTTGTGGGCCAAGGTCTCTTGTAGAACTTCCTGATCCGACCCAATTCAAGCATTATAAGACGGTGGTTATCCCACTCGAACAAGTTGTTAAGTTTAGAAATGATTACAACCTTCTGCTGGGGTTCGCCTGCCTCATGTGTGGTAAGGAATATTCTGAATTATGCGGGATGGATTTGCTCGCACCATTCATCTTAGCGTTAAGAGATGAAGAGGAAGAGGAAGAGTAAGTGGCGCCCACGTTCGTCGGCTACGATTTGATTGTCGAAAAGAAGTCGCAGCCTGCTCTGATGCCGAATGACCGAGCATTCTGCAAGCAGCTTGACGAACTGGAACGCATCTCAACCCTAGAACGCGACAAGCATTTAGGCCGCGACTACTTCCGCGACATCAAAGACTTCTACGCCCTGAACGACGATCACCGCAACTGGCCGTCCTACCGCCCGAGCGTAAAAATCCCGCAACTGCAAACGCTTGTGCTCAACGAAGCCACGGACATCACGGACGCCTCCATCAAGGTCTACATCACAAAAGATGGCAAGTCGGACGATCCCCGCGAGAAATACTATCAGGCAAACTGGCGCCAGGGCTGCTACAACAACCGCATCTTGGAGTCCGTGATCTGGGCTATGCTCTCGAATCTCGGCTTCCTGCAAATCGGCTTCAGCCCAAACGCCCGCCGCGGCAAGGGAATGACGTGGCTCGAATGCCGCGACCCGGAAACCGTTCTCCCAGATCCCTTCTGCAAAAACGATTCTGACTGGTCCTGGGTACAGTTCTACGACTGGATGTACATTGACGATGTACGCAGGCAATGGCCCGACAAAGGCGTTCTCGTTCGACCAAAGCTCTACGCTGGCACGGCTGATCCCTACGGCACCGTAGACAGCAACATGGAGTATCCCGAAGCCTCTCCTCTCAGTCAGCAGGGCGAAACTCCGTCAAGGAAACTGTTTCGCGACAACCGCGTTCGAGTAAGGCATACGTTCCTGTTCGACAACACGCGGCAGAAAGTCGAAGAGTACGCTGGCTCGAAAGCTATCTCGAAGATGCTGGTCCATCCCAGATTCGAGTATGCCTACCCAGACGGACGCTGGATCACGGACTGCGAAGATGTCGTGCTGGCGGACGGAAACAACTGGGTGCCACAGTTGCCTGACGATGAGCGTGGCACGTTTCCGATTATCCGCGTTCCTGCGATGCCGACCATCGCAAACTTCTGGGGGCCGCCGCCAATCAAGCTCTCGCGCAGCCTTCAGGAACTATCCGAGCGGCTCTACACGCAGACGTTTGAGAACGTAGTTCGCCTGAACAATGGCGTGATCGTGATCGACCAGAGGACAGGGCTTGATCCGAACGGAATTGGCTGGATGCCGGGAGAGATTCTGGTCATCAATCAAGGTGCCCCGCCGCCCACGGTGATTCAGCCCACAGCCCTGCCACAGCACATGATTACCCTTCCTGCGGCGTTGCTCTCGTTGCAGAAGGAGTTGCAGGGATTCAGTGAAGCTCGGCAAGGACAGAGTGGAGGTGGAAATGTTTCTCCTGACTTGTTTGACGCAACTTTATGGCAGTCACACTACCAGACAAGGCTTAGGGGTAGACTACTCGCAGAGTCCCTCCAACGACTTGCTCAGATCGTTTTTTACGTGGACGCTCGGTACAAGAACGTGGCTGACCGTGTGCCAAGCATGGATCGCGGCCAACTGAAGCAGACCGAGTGGGAGCCAATCGATTCAGACTCGATGGATAGCTACGATGCACACCTTGATCCCGGCAGCTTGCGCGTCATGTCTGCGGGCGCGATGCGCTCTGTTGTGCAGGCGCTCGCCAAGACTGGCATGATTCCGACCAAGACAGTATTGGAAACATTCGACATTCCACAATCAGAGGAAATTGCCGAGCAAAATATGAGAGAGAAGGAGCTGGCCGCGATGGGGAAACTTCGCCGCCCCCGATGACAGGACTCGACCATTACGCAACCCTGAACGCCCCGGTGGTCCCGTGCCCTCGGTGTGCAAAACCGATGCAATTGATGAATGAGATCAAGCACGATGGCGTGGTGAAGCAGAGGACGTATGTATGCGGTTGCCCGCCAGAGGGAGTGTTTCACCACAACATCCACTACGGGAGGAAGATGTGATTCCTGCCCTCATTGGCGACGATGGCCGCGTGTGGCTCCCGATCACGAAAGTGGCGCGAGAGTACAATCGTTCCCCTGAAACGATTCGGCTGTGGTGTCTCAACGGATTCCTCATCGAACTAGGATTTTCGCTTCAGCGCGACCAAAAAGGCCACTGGATCATCGGCGTCCCGCAGACCGTGTACTCCAAATTCTCCAACCTATAATTTGACTTTCCGCTTCAATCTCTCCACCCTAAAAATATGTTCGGCTATCCAGAACTCCAAGGTCACACGTTTGAGCGCGTTCGGCTCGAAAAGGTGAGTGACTACTGGCTGGCCCAATTTGCGGTAGACAACAAGCTCTATCCTCCATTCTTCGAGCCGCACCACAACGTTGCGGACCTCAACGAAGATCAATTTCTTCAGCACATGCAAGCACAAGCTCTGACGATGCAGGAGTACATAGAGCAGAAAGCGGCACAGGCGTAATCATGGCAAAGATGGGCAGCGCAGCGAAGAAGTTTGGTGGCAGGATGAAGGGAAGGCGCGGGATGCGGAGCGGGAAGCGCAGATGAAACGCTCCGATAAAAAAGAGATCGCGGAAGCCGAAGCGATGAAACGCCCGATGAAGCGGGGTTCAAAGCGCGGGAAGCGAAAGGCTGTTCGTTACTGAGTAGTCAGGTAGGCTGGTGCTCCGCCATAAGGCGTGGCCTACCGGAAAGGAGTAAGCATCATGCTGTCCCTGAACGAAAAAGAAGTTGCATATAAAAAGGGTCATCGTGGCGGTCGTCGTAGCCGTCGGAACTAAGGAGTTTTAATGCAAGATGGCAAACAGCCGGGGGGTTCAAAAACTCCCCGGCCCTACATGTTAAGTCCACAGAACGAAGATCAAGACGGGCCGAAGTACGACCCTGTTTCGCAGGGCGAAGTTCCCAAAGATCCCTGCGGATTTTTCTCCCAAGGCACAAAGGAAAAGGAGTAAATCATGTCCTACCCCGAGACCTACGGCCACCCGACTAAGGCCCTACCGGATATAGAAGGCCCGCTGAACATCGAGCATGAAGGCGACAAACTGGTTCCTGACAACGACATGGCAGAAATTGCTGGCCGATTCGTTACGGGCGGAGAATGCCCTGACCCGCTCGGCCTCCTGACTTTCGTTGAAGGCAAAGGAAAGCGCAAGTAAATGGCTGCCGGCGGCGGAAATCCGCTTGCTTCAATGGTCATGTCGGCGCTTCAGGCGCGGACGGCTGGTGGAGGGGGAGCGCCTGGTCAGACGATGCCGGGACAAGGCGGGCCGGGACAGGAAGATGCGGGCGCTCAGTACGCGCAGCAAGTCTCGGAACTGAAGGGTGCCGACCCTGGAATGCTTCTGCGGCAAGTGCAGAAGATGAAACAGATTTGCGCGGTGCTCATGGTACAGAACTTGGAAAGACTTCCGAACGTAGCCGGTAAGTTGTCGAAGCTGATCCCTGCGTTCGATGGCGTAATCAAAGAGATACAACAGGCCCGAAACGTGGATTCGGCAGTACGGCCTCCGGTCGGGATGGGACAAGCACAAGCCCCTCTAGAGGGTAGTGGGATGCAGACAGGTGGAGGATTCTAAATGAACTTGCAGGACATTCTCTCAGACGGCAAGACGTTTACAGACGACATGGAAATGCAGTTAGGCGAGCACAAAGTCAAGCTCGGGGATTTGCGCGGGCTGACCGCGAAGCAGCAGAAGGAACTTTCTCAGAAGCTCGAAGCCGCGTCTCAGCGCGAAACGGAAGCGGTCACGAACTCGACCAAGGCTGCGGAACTTCTGTCCAAACTTCAGAAGCTCGAAGAGGAAACCATTGCGGCCCGCGGGAAACAGCCAACAGGAGACGATGCGGACGACTTCGACACAAACAACTGGTGGACGCCGGTACGCAAACGCCTGACGGCTCAGGAGAAACAGGTCTCAGATGCGGTCAAGGCCGTCAACGACCTGAAGGGCGCGTTCGAGAAGGCTGCGGTCATGTTCGCTACGGATCGGTGGAACGGCCAATTTGAACGCGTTTCCCCGAAGCTCAAGAAAGTGAAAGAGTACGCTGACTGGGATCTGACGAAAGTACGCGATTACGCCACTAAGCACCAGCTGGTTGACGAATTTGGCTTCCCCTCCATTGAACGCGCTGTGGCTGATCTGACAAAGGCTACCGACCTTGAAGAAGCAGTAAAGAAGGCACGCGAGGAAGGTCTGAAAGAAGGCCAGATGCGGGCAAGGCTTCAAGGGCAACCGCGGCCATCGTCTGCGGGCGGGAAGAAGCCGGGAATAAGTCCGGTTGCCGAGCACGGGCTTGAAGGATTGGGCGACTCCGTAGGGGATGACCCTGAGTTGATGGAACTGTTGGAGACTGCGCGGCAAGCGTGGGAGCCGCCGGTACAGTAAAGGAGATAAGTCGTTATGGCGCTACAATTTGGCGGTGTCGTTGGTACCGGGATCAGCAGTCCAAGCGCACTGCTTGTCAACACCTTAGATAGCATCTCGCAAAAGCACATCGCCCCGTTTCTTTCGGACATCGTGAACAAGCCATCTCCGACGCACTGGGCCTTGCAGCGTTCTGGCAAGCACATCACCGGGGCGGAACTGATCTTCCCCTTGCTGACTCAAGAGGAGCCGACTGGCGGGGCGTTCTGGGGCGATCAGCTTTTGAACACTTCGGTGATTGATTCTGTCCAGCCCGCGAATCAGATTTGGCGAGCCTACTACCAGTCTGCCGCGATTCCCACCTTGGACGTGATTCTAGCCTCCGGCGGAGCTTCCGCTATCGATGTAGTGAAAGCCAAGATGCAAATTTGTGCGGCCTCGCTGCTTCCGAAGCTGGCGCGCGCGAACTGGGGCATCGCACCACAAAACACCTCCATTGACATCGACAACATTCCGGCCTGGATTGCGACGCAGGGCAACACTATCGCGGGCGTGAATCGGGCGACAGTGACGGCATGGAATCCCAACGCGGCAGTCTCGAACGGCTCCGGGTCGCTGACCATCCCGAATGCGGAGAAACTTTATCAGCAGCTCGTGTACGGGTATGACGAGCCAGATACTTTGGTTCTGAACAACTACGATTACGGAAACTTCAAGACTCAATTCACCGCGCAGCAGCAATACACGCCTTCGATCATCCGAGCGACGGACAACTTCGCGGACAAGGAACCAATCCAGACTTCGATTCGCTACCACTTCCGCTTCAACAACTGCGTCGTGCTGGCCGATCAGTTCGTTGTGGCGGGAACGGGCTATATGTGGAACTCGAAATATCAGTGGATGAATTATCACCAAAAGGGTTACTACCTGATCCGGCCTTGGTTGATGGCGAGCAATCAGGAAGTGGTGAGCACGAGGGTGGTCGTCGTGGAACAACTGACAAATTGCAACCCAAGAACTGCTGGCACCATTACGAATCTCACGTAGAATAGGGGCATGGCATACAAAAAACATTTCCGTCCGGAGCGAGAACCGTCAGCCCTTGATTGGGGTATGCTGGCTGCTTACATTGATGGCGAAGGTTGCATCTGCATCGGGCTGAGCCCAGTTCGCGGAAAGCCAAATTGGACTCCGCATTACTCGTTGACCGTCAGTGTTTCTAACAGTGACCCACGATTACCGATTTGGTGTCGCCAGATATTCGGCGGCTACATTACCAACAAAGAAAAAAAGACAATTCGGGCAACAAGCAAAAGGGCTTTATTTCAGTGGATGTGCTGTTCCGAAACTGCGGAATGGATTCTTCGCGGCTGTATGCCGTATTTCAAAATCAAGCGTGAACAAGCGGAGATCGGTCTTGCCTTCCGCGAGACTTTCCCTGAAAGAAAATATGGCAAGGGAAAAGATAAGAAGAATGGCGTTCCGCCAGATGTTCTTGAACTACGTCAACTTTTGAAGTCTCAACTTTCCACCATGAAGGAAGAGATCAGCAGCGAAGCCTACGCGCAGCTCGACAAAGAGATGGCGCGGGCCTAGGAGAATGCAATGACTTTCGTAAATCGGTTGATGGCAATCCTGCCTTCGCAGGGCGTTCCATTGCAGAACGATACTTTGTTCTTGAAGCAGGGCACCGCGGTGACGACTGCGACCAGTCCCGTCATCATTCAGATCGGCACCCAGACTGTACCTCTGTCGCCCACCATCTCCAAGGGCTTCGTTCGGGTAAAGTGCTACGAATTCGTCACGACCGCTGCGACCGTCACCAACATCCAAGTCACGGTAACGGATGGCACATCTTACGTTCTGGTCGGACATTACAACCCGGCCACTCCAGCAGTCACCAGTCAGACCGCAGGCGGAACGACAATCGCCTCCGCGAATGGCAGCATCACGTCCGGCGCGGCGATTCTGACTTCCGTGAGCGCACTTTTCACTCCGGCAATGGTTGGCGCTCCAGTAGTCGTACCGGGAGCGGGCGCGGGCGGAATCGCGCTCTACACCACAATTCTGAGCTACCAGAGTGCAACACAGGTGACGCTGTCTGCGAATGCGGGCACGACCGTAACGACTGCCACGGTGAAATTGACGGGGCCGTACTTCACTTCAGGAGCCGCCGGTACTTCGGGAACGTCGTTTGACACGGTAGGCGGCATTGACATGCTGTTCCAGTTTGAGGTGGATATCAACGTCAACGAAGTGGATGTGCAGGTAACGATGGGCACCACGAGCGCTACGGGCGTAGTTGATGTGGAAGTAGCAGGTACGACTTAGAGTTTTTCGCTGCTGTCGCCATGCACCACTGAGGGAGGAGGCTTAACGGGGATCGTCCCTCCCGTTAGGCCTTCATTTTTATGGGAGGCAGATTGTGGCTTTGCTTGGAGACGTGCTATTTAGCGTGCGGAACAAGATTCCTGACCTCCCTCCGGCGCTCCCGCCGCCCGCTGCCTCCGTTACGGTCACAGACAGCCTTGAGACGTTCACAATCGCGGCCTCTCAACTGGTACTCTCCCTTACCCCCATTTTTATCGTTACGCTCAATGCTCCATTGAGCAGTTCAGTTATAGCGGCAATCACCGCAAATCTTGGTACAGCAACTGTTACGTTCAGCGGATTGACGATCGGGGCCTTCGCTAACGGGAATACGTATGTCATTCAGAGCGTTGGCAACTTCAGCAACGTAGCACCGTATCTTGGGTTCGGACAGCTGATTGTCTACCCCACTAGCGGCCCTGCTTATCCTCTAACTGCGGATACTGGCACTGCTGCCGTATCGACCTTCACTGGAACACTTCCCGCAGGAACCTATTGCTGTCAAGTTACTCAAAGAAACAACTGGGGCGAAACAATCTCGGCTGGGGAGTTTGCCGATCTGGTCGTCGCGGCCGGCCAAAACATCTCCGTGACCTCTGCGCTTCTTCCGGGCGCAGTGGCAATTCGGGCCTACCTAACGCTTCCTGGCGGGGCTTCTGGGTCCGAGATTCAGTGGGTAGAGTCCGCAACGAGCCCGTTAGTCATCTCGGCGCCCCTGACGGGCTATGGCACGCCTCCAACCCGCTCCACAGCCTATCTCCTCGATTCAGACGGGCCGCAGTTTGGCGCTTCCACGCTCTATTCGTGGCTAAATGAAGGCTTGGCGGAGTTTTCCCGTATTGTAGGCGGGATCCTCGACTATTCAGGCGTTCCGACTCTGGCGGGCCAGTCGTTGTACGTTTGCGTTGGGGAGTGGCTTGAAATCTCTGACGTTTGGTATGACGGCTACTGGGTACAAGGCGGGAAGCGGGCTGAATTCTTCCGGCGAAACACGGTCACCACCTCCATCCTGAGCCGGGTGACGGTTTCGGTGATGACCAATCAGCAAGTCATCGAAGTCAACTATCAGCCCGACAGAACAGCCGGCGTGACAGCCACAACCAATGCCATGCTGACGACCGATACGCAGGTCGGGATTGCGAATACGGGATTCTCGTACTTGCCATTCGGCTTCGCGCAGATCGGCTCTGAGATTGTGGCGTACTCAGGCCTTCAGAATGGGGTGATGAGCGGCCTGATTCGCTCGCTGGGATCGTCTGTGGCGCAGGCATGGCCCGCGGGCACGCCGGTTACGGAGTTGAGCCTGTTTTGGTGCGGGAAACGGCTGTTCAACACGAAGTACGGTCCGGGCCAGTCAGCGACTGTATTGCAGGCTCCGAATGGCTGGGCAGCAATTCTGCCCATCTGGATGCTGGCGCAGGCAAAGAAGGCCGAACAGGACGTAGATACTGCCCAGAAGCTCGAAAAGCAGTTCGTGGACGCGGCGGAAGCGTGGTACAGGTCGAACAAGGGGGTAGCACGGTTTGTGCAGGTGGGCGGGAGTGGAACGCCGCTTACGTTCAATAACACGATTGCAGGCGGGGTAATTGTGCCCGGAATATGATGAAACCAACCACTTTCGGGCCTTTCGTGAAGGGTGTCGATGCCTCCACCGATATTCTCTCGCAGCCGAAGGGGTCGGTCCCGCGCGCCTCCAACCTTCTCCAGAAGAAGCGCGGCGGCCTCCAAACATGTGACGGCAGTGCATTGGTCGATGCGTTTGACGGCGTTCCCACCGCCGGCCGAGGCCGCGATCTGTGTGACTTCTTCTTTCAGCCCGTCGGGGTAGCCCCGTACTACCTGCGAATTATGAAGGCGCTCGACCAGCCGTTAGGTGCCCCAAGAAATCTGACCGAATCGGTTGGCGGTTCTACCGGCACGCTTCCCGCAGGAACGTACTTCTACGTGGTCACGGCTTTGGACAATGTAGGCGGCGAAACGATTCAATCCAATGAGGTTAGCGCGACTGTAACGTTAGGGCAAACGGTAGCTTTGGAGTGGTACATCGTTCCGAACGCTGTTTCGTACAACGTTTATCGAGGAACCACGTCTGGCGGCTTAAGCCTGCTGATCGCTTCTGGCCTGCCAGTGAGTCAGCCCGTTCTGGGAACTGCGACGGTGAGTTATACGGACACTGGAGCCGCTTCGAGCATGGTGGCTTTTGACGTGGTGTCGGTTGCGGTCGTCTCTACCCCTGGTCCTGGAGGCGCGTTCAATATCACCATTAATCCAGGCTTTCTCGTCACGCCGGGGAGTACAGGAGTCTACAGCGCTGGCGGCACGCCATCTTTCGATGGTCCGTATACTCTTGATTACAATCTATCGAGTTCTGTCATTCAAGCTACTGGGCCGAATTTTCTCTCTGGCGAATCTCTGGGAGGAATTCTCACCATAGGGCAGCCTCCTCCTCTTACTGACACGACGCAGCAGACTGGGCTTTACGCCATGCCTCCCGCGGCGGCCGGGATCTCGTACACCAACACGAACCTGGTAGCTCTTTTCCCAGCGGACGTTCAGCCTCCTGACGGGTATCCTGGCGGGGGGAGTGGAGGCCGTGGAGGTGGTGGAGGAAGTGGCGGAGGAGGGCAGCAAGGTTCAACAGCTTCTGGCGGAATCGCTGGCAACGTTTCCCTGATCCCCCAGATGGTGCAATTCACGAATCAGGCAGTCTTGGCTCTGGGGAACGGGTTTCCCCCACAAGTGTATTCCGATCCAAACGGGACAGCGGATAACCCTGCGATTTCGGTAGCAATTTCGTCGATCAGTGTGGATCCCCTTGGCGTCGTAACGATAACGACGGCTGCCCCACACGGTATACCTATCCCAGAAGGTGTGGGAGCGAACGTGGTGCTAGCTGGGATCACGAATACGGCTTACAACACGAATGGTAACGGAGCCAGCGCGTTTGCGACCATAGCAATTCCCAGCACGACGCAGGTCAAAATCTTCAATCCCAGCGTGATCGGACAAGCGGCATCGAGTGGCGGGAAGCTCACTGTCTCTACGATTCCCGTGTATTCGACGTTTGTTCCATCCTACCCAGTCTGGACTACGGATGTGTACTACGCCGTGAATTCCATCATCACCCCAACCACCTCAAACGGCTACTACTACAAAGCGGTTCAAGCCGGAACGAGTGGCGGAACTCAGCCGACATTTCCGACAGGGACGGGGGCGCAAGTGGCTGACGGCAGTGTCATCTGGCAAAATGCAGGGCTGCTCAACACGGCAGCTCCTCCGCCACCCGGATGTGGGCACGTCTGTGTCTATTCTGGCTCTGTGTGGATGTTCAACACTTCGCCCAGTAACACGGCAAACGGTTTGGACGGACCAACCTGCCTGCGAATGTGCGACGTAAACAACCTGAATTCGTGGAATCCGATCAATCAGGCGTTTCTCGATAAAGACGATGGCACAGACGGCATGGGCCTCGCCACATTCACGATCACAGCGCAAGGCATCCCGCCAGAAGGCAGTCTAGTTGCGTTCAAACTTTATGCTACGTATCAGATTGTGGGCGTGTTCGGCTCAACGAACTTCGCTATCCAGAGAGCCGAAACGGATATGGGCTTGGTTGCACCTCGGACGTTGCAGTTTGCTCCGGGATTTGGCTTGATGAGACTGACCCATTTGGGATATGCGGTCTTCGATGGTGTGACCGACCGTGTAGTCTCATCCCAGATTCAGCCCTACTTATTCGCCTCAGACGATCCTGACGTAGCCGACATTGTCCCAATTGATCCAGCATGGCAGGCTGTTTCGCAAAGCGCTCAGACCGCAAATCCGCCCATGTATGTAAGCGGCATTCCCATCGGTACGTCGAACGGCCTGCTAACAAGAATCTTGTGCTTCGATCTGGTCTTAAAAGCATGGAATATTGTGGATTTGCCATTCCCGATTTCGGCTATGTCGCAGGCACGTTCGGCGGTCTCGCCGGTTGTGACTTTGCTCGGCTCGGCCAATGATGGAACACTGCAACGCTGGCAGGCTGGCGATGAAACGTGGGCAACGAGCGCGTCAGCAAGTCTTGTGACCGCGCCGATTAATTGGCTGGTTCGGAGTCCGACGGTCGCTTCCAAGGATGCTTATGTGCGGTTCTACTGTCGGAGGGTCATTGTACGGGGGCAGCAGAATTCTTCGACCATGTTCATCAATCCGCGAGTGGCAGGAGTGTATCAGGGCGTGCAGGCGATTGCTATGCCGACGAGCGGCGATATTCAGGTGCAAGCGGCGGTGGGAATCACGCACGACCGGTTTGATGCGGATATAAGTGGGTCAGGGCAGCTTACGATAGACGCAATCGCGTATGATATCTCACCCAAACCAGCGGGCATTCTTGCAGGAGCTATATCCTAGATGCCAAAGAAACGTTTTACCGAGGAAGAGAGAAAACAGCGGTTGCGCGAAGCAGTCAAACGTTATCGGCTTGCCCACCCTGAGAGAGTGCAAGAGCAGCGTAGGCGGTGGCGAGAGAGGAATGTAGATGCGGAATACAGGAAACAGCAGGCGGAAAAGAGGATGCAAATAAGACACGCCAATCCAGAGGAGGCGAGGGCTAAGGTGCGCCTTGATTACCACAAGCATCGTGACGAACGCCTGGTTAGGATGCGTCAGTATCGTCTGGATAATCTTGCACGCCTCACGGCCAAGAAAAAGGAGTATTACGCTGCCAACCGTGAAGTGATCTTGGAGAGAAGAAAGCTGGAAAAGTTCAAGCCGTACTACAAGGAAATGCGGCGTCGAAACAGCAAGGCACAGCAGGACCGCCTGCGCGAGCAAATGATTGCAGCGTACGGCGGAAAGTGTGCATGTTGTGGCGAAGACAAGCCAGAGTTTATGACACTGGATCATACCGATCTGTGTATGAACTGCAATTGGGCGATGGGCTTGCGCGGCTATTGTCCTCACCAGCAGGTCGGCGGAGCTACCTTCGCGATCGGAGTTGCTGCTTGACCACTCAGGCCATGCCGTTTGATGTAGTCGCGTTCTTCGGGCGGAAGCAGGAGCGCGTTCGGTTGCTTCGTCGGGGGGAGGTGATCCCATCTTCACTGGACACAGGATTCGAGGCTTTGGGGCAACTGGACACAGATTGGATCTGGTGCTTGGACGTGGACGGCGCAATCAAGGGAGTCTTGCTCGCTTCACCATGTCACGGCGCAGCTATCATTTGGCGCATTGCGATCGAGCCAGGACAGAGTAGCATGGCGCTAGGCCGTTTGCTGAGGGCATTCATGCGAGACTGCGCCAAACGCAACGTAAGGGGCTATCTGACCATCGTTTCGCCAGCGCGGGAAGAGGAGAAACGGCTCGCGGCGATCATCACCAAGGCGGGCGGAACTATCGTGAAAGAGGGCATGACGATTATGCTTGGCGCTGTACGGGGGGACTTGTAACGTGCCTGTAGTTGGGCTGACATGGCCGATTGCCGCTGCCATAGCTTCCATCGTGGGGGCAGGGGCGACGACTGGAGTTGGTCTGTATGAGGCTTCGCAGACGCCGAGCCAACCGAAACTGCCCACATCGGTAACTCAGACTCCGCTGACCGGCCCGCAGAACGCCCAGACCCAAGCGGCAGTAAGTCAGCAACTCCCAACCCTCCAATCGCTGACGGGAGGGTCAGTTTCGCCAGAATATGCTGCGTCTTTCGGCGCTACTCAAAGCGGAAATGCGAATAACCCGCAGGCTTCGGGTGACGTTCAAGCAGCGATCAATCAGTTTTTCGGGCTAGGGGCCAGCGGTTCGAGTGGGCTAACAGCGGCTCCGGGCAGCACGAGCCCCGGCGGGAATCCGCTGACAGATTTGCTCTCGAAGGTGTCGATACCGGGAGGTGGCGGTGGTGGAGGTGGATCGGACTTTGTGAGTAACTTGTTGAGTGGAAGCGACTTTCACGGTCTTGTCGGAGCATAACTTATGGACGGTTTACAGGGACTCTTCAGCAATCCAGCATTTCTAAACTTTGCGAAGCTAGGCCTCGCGGGCGCGGGCACGGGCGGGAACATACTTCAGCAAGTCAAAGAAAATGACTACCGTAATTACGTGATGAACCTCCTTAACAATCCCAGTTTGTTAGGTGCTGACGCAGCTAAAATCGCCGCGCCGCTAAATGCGAATCTAGTGCAATCGGTAGACAATAGCGTCCAAGGCAACGTCGCTTCCCGAGGGCTCGCGCAGTCACCCGGAATTTTCGCCGCTTCGGAATCTCAGGCCCTCGCACCTTATGAGCAGGCGAACCAGAACACTGCGTTGCAGGCGTTCATGCAAGCATTGGGTGTTCCCGCTGGCACATTCGGATCGCAAACGAACCTCGCGCCATTGTTTTCTAGCCTGTTCGGTGGTACGAAGGTTCCGGGCACTGCACAGACTCCAACACCAGGACTAACGCCGGATCAAGGCGGAAGTGATTTCCCCGGACTAGGATTACCAGGAATAACGGGGTGATATGGGAGCGATCCTCCAATCCGTGCTCCAGGGTCTTGGGAAGGCTGGCAGTGAAGCCGCTGAAGGCCAAGCTGCGGCGAAGCAACAGAGGCTGGCGGAATTAGACCGCCAGCAGAAGTTGTTGCAGTCGCAACTCACCATGAAGGAACTTCAACAAAGAATGCAGGCTGGCGCGGCCCCGCAGTTCGTCGGTTCGCACGCTGATCCGATGGGAAACTTGTTCAACACCAAGCGTAATCCGCTCACTGGCGCGTTGACCGATGAACCGGGAGGGAAGCAGGCGGTCGGGACGTACAAGCCTCTGCTCACGAAAAATGGGGATTATGTCCTGTACAACGATATTACCCGAGATGAGAAGCCGATGGTGGACGAGAAAGGCAATGTCGTCCAGGGCTTCCCCAAGGGCCGCAACGGACCCCTCATCATCGACGGCAAGCCTGGAGGAATCATTCGCAACGGGCAGCCCATTGTTCCCGGCGATCCTGACTGGGACAATGCCGCAGCATTTCAGTTAGCAAGCTATCTCAGGACTTACAGCGAAGGCGAAGAGGTCAAAAACAAGCGCATTGACCGGGCCGCGCAAGCTCGCGTCGATGCCTACATGAAGACGAGAATGTACGGCGCTATGGACGCCATGACGGGTTCGCTCGTATTCGTCAATCCCGACGAGATGCGGAAGAATCCGGGCCGGTACGCGCCGGCTGCACCATCGATACAGGCCAAAAACAGGGAATCCGTGTTCAAGGAGATCGATACCACGAAGGGCTTTTTGCAGGATGCAATTTCGGCTTTACCGAACGATGCTT